CTTGATAAGACTCCTCTCACGAAGGTCTACATCCGTCTCCGAACTGTTTAGAATGTTGCCAATATACAACTCTTGTTGTGATTTCACAACATCCAAGAAAAACTCGTCTTTTAGTAAAGCCTTGGCTCTCTCGGCATAGTTCAAATGCGCTGCTCCCCAGGAATCTCTACATTGCTTGTGATCTCAGCACCGACCTTTGCCGCCTTCATCTGGGCTTCAGCCTGGAACTCCGCAATCTTAAGTTGCAGACTTGCCTCGGCCTTCTCTCGGGCTAACTGAATCTCTGCCGCAGCCTTTTCTCGGGCCAACTGTATGTCGGCCTGGGCTTTCATCTGCTGCACCTGAATATCGGCTTGAGCCTTTGCTTGGGACGCTTGGACTTGTGCCTGCGTCTGAGCCATTAGGGCTTGAGTAGCGGGGTCTGGTTGCTGCTGCTGTCCCGCCTGCGCTGCCATCGCCTGCTCAGCCTCGGGCGGTAACTCTCGGAAAAATTCAGCGGAATCGACAAAACCAGCCGCCTCGACAAATCTGCCCAACGCGGATCTATATTGTGAGATGCCAACCAGAGCCTGACCAAGTGCGCCCGATCCAAGTAATTGCTCCTGTTTCTGTAGAACCATCGCAAGCATAGCCAATTGCTGCTCTCTTGTGCCAGTTCCTAGACCCACATTAATCCGCACATCGTACTGGGTTTTCCATTGGCGAGGATCAATCTCTACATACTTACCTGAGAGTCGGACGATACGGGGCTTGTTCTGGTACTTCGTCACCAAGTGAAGGATGTTTAGGAACAGGTCACGAACACCCGTTTCTGCGAATGTCCGCGCAATCAGTTCTATCCTGCCAGCCGCAGCGTTTTGCATTGCCGCAATTGCCGCTGCCGTGGTGTTTTGCAGAATGTTCGCATCCAGCCCTTGAGAGTTCTGGTTGATGCCTGTGCGTTTCTGCTGGACTTGATCCAGATACTCGAGCATCGGGAATGACTGACCCGCAACGGGAGCCACAGCCAACTGAGAGACAGCTTGCGGATTCTTCACCCGAACTATCCCACCAGGTGTAACTGTTAGCAGATCATCTAGGTTTACTTGGCCATCTACAGCCATCACCCGAGCGTTGTTCGTGAGATACAGGTTATCCAGTATCTGGCGGGTAATCGTGGACTTGATTAACTGGATGTCCATCGTCCGATCCGCAAGACTGTGGCCGAAATACTTGTGCGGCATCGGAATGGGGCAGATAGAACAGAACGGGTTGTAATCTATCTCATCGTTCTCTAATACTTCGTGGCCAGCGTAGAAAATCCTGCGTAGTTCCGCAATCCCATCACCGTCGAAGTCCGTCCGAATGTAGCACTCAAACGTCTCGATCTCCTGCATGGACTTATCCACAGTCTCACGGTCTAGCGGCTGTTCGCCCTGTGAGTACCGCGCAACACGCTCTGGCGTAAATGTCAGGTCTTCGTAGGTCGGAAGGTTATCCACAATGTCACCAGGAAATCCCATCGCTACCAATTCTGACCTGGTTGTGAGTTTCCTGTGGGCAGAGAAGGGCGAGTCCGCAATCGTCCGCGCCTTTTTGGAAATGATGAACTCCTCGGGAGGTACGTTCTCAACCCGCACCTGGCCGAAACTCTTAACCTTCTTGATCTTTACATCGTAGGCAAACAGAGGGACAACCGTCTGCATAGGTTGGCCAGTAATCGGGTCTTGCGTGACCTGCGGGACTTCTCCAACCTGTTTCTGCTCCTGCTCGACGATCTCAACAGTCTCGTCCGCAAGCATCATCGCCACTTCCTGCTCGGTCAGGTCTTGGTATTCCTCGGTTTGAATGTCCTTGTTGTCATCCCACCAAACCTTGACCACGCCGTTTTTCTGTAGGAGGGCATCCTTAAACCAGATGTTAAGAACAGAGAAACCAGGGTTATCTCGGTAGAAAACGTAGTTCAGATATTCCGTGATCTGCTTGGCTAACTGCTCGTCTCCTGGCCCAGAGGGTTCCGCACGCACGATGTCATCACCCTGCGTAAACACACGGAGAAGGGCAGGCAGAGCCGCATCTATACTTTCAGCCACCTCGCCTGTGACGATCTGAGACCGCCCTTCTACCTCGTTGCCATACGGCTCACGGTTGTAGAACTGAAGAGCACGCCGACGCTGCTCGGTTGTCTCTGTCTCTATGTATCCCAGAGCGTTGTCGATCTCTGCTTCCAGAATAGTCTTGAGTTGGGTTTCGTCCATCTTAGCCATTTACACAATCCATTTCGTAGTGACTGTTAAGGGTTTGCCCCAAGTGGTATTTGTATCCATGCCGCAAGCCAGATACCGAAAGCTGTCGCTGCCGTGAGAACTCCAATCATGCAGAGGCTTGTCATAAAAAACAGCTCGCTTCTCGTCATATTCCCGCCTGTAGTTTCTGAGACAGTCCAAACCCTGCTTTACCTGGGGCATATTAAACCAGCACCTCGGGAGCATCCTTCTTACCGCTTGTATGCCATCGTCCACCGCAAGGCGAGGTACTACTGTGCAATCCAAGCCAGCGTCTCTAAGAACCTCTAAGCGGCTTTTGCCAGTACCTAGTTCTCTTACCTCTACGTCATGCGGTAGTAACTGGTGGGCTTTATGCCAGTTCCTGTTTGTGAGTTCCCGCACATACCAATCTAGTCCGACTCCGTGGTTCTCTATGTAGTCCAGGAGTCTTACTTCCTGCCCCGCAAGCTGAGCCACCCATATTGCCGTAGAGTCGCCCATCCCCAGATCCCACGCCGCATAGGTCTTGCAGAGGTCATCCCTGGGTATTTCCCTAAATCTCTCTGGGGCCAGTTCGTTAAGGATAGTCCCGTAGTAACTCCCCTCAACCGCCGCATGAAATGAGCATTCAAACTCTTGGTTGTACTTGTCATCCCCCATTTCTTTACGGGCGGCTTCCAACTCCTCCGGCGGTACGATCTGAGTCTCAGAGGCCCTAAATTCCAGTAAAGCCCAGCCAGGCTCGGTTTCAGCACGATCTCGCAAGTCTTTGAAATGGTTCGCTCCCTTTGGAGTTCCGATAAACATTGCCCAACCCTGCCTATCCGCAAGGGCTGGTCTGATGATCTCGTTCCAGACCTTCGGGTTCATATCCCCAACTTCGTCCAGCACCACACCGTCTAGGTAGATACCTCGGAGGCTGTCTGGATTGTCCGCACCGTAGAGGGAGATGCGCCTATTCCAGAAGTCCACCCGTAATTCAGCGATGTTTGTCTCTGCGTTTAATGGCCGAGTGAAGTGGGTCAAATAGTCGAAAGCGACTCTTTTAGCTTGTCGGTAAGTGGGTGCTATGTACGCATAACGAGGATTTTCCCGTTCGCATTGCAGCGCAGCTTTAATAAGGTGGTTGATTGCCGCGACAGACTTGCCCATACGCCGATGGGCGACTGCGACAACAAACCGAGTTCTATCAAGAGCGTTGTGAATCGCAAGTTGCGGCTCCCTAGGTTTGTAAGGAATCGTAATTACTTTATCCACGAAAACCCAATGTTGATCGGGCCATCGTCCTTGCCCGTCACTTCTGTCCGCGCAAGTTTGGGGAGATGAAACTCTGAAATCTTGGCCAGCAAGTCTAGTGCTTTGCCTGGGTCTGCTTTGACCCCCAACTCCTCGTCACCATAAGCCACCATAGAGAGCCACTCATCTGCGTCCTCTATGTTCATTGAGACTAGCCGCGCAACCGCCTCACGAACCTCTGCGGTGCTTTTATTGGGGCTTCCACGAGGTCTTCCTCTACGCCTAGAAGCATTATTTTCTATTTGTTTATTGTTTTCCATTTATCCGAATCCTTTACGGGTGTTCGTGGTGTTTCTATTTTACAACAATCCTTTGCTTATCCAATCCTCTACAGGAATGTCGTTTATTTCTTGAACCTTGAAATCTTCTGGGCTAAAGGGGATAAAGTTAGATGTTCCTTGTCCAGATGTACCGCGACTGCCTTGGTCTAAGTAGCGTATGCCGCGCAATCCCTTTTTCTCTAAATATTTTGCTGCTTTTGGCGAATTACTAAACGGCTCACCCAAACGGCTTCCAGTTGCTACATAAATTTCCAACCCAGTCATGTCGGCAAGTTTTTTTCCTTGATAAACAGCATCAGGAAACTTATCCAAATTGAATACTTTTTTTACTTCTTCTGATTGCTGGCTTAGCGGCTTATCCCAATCCAGAAACTTAGGCAGGATTTCGTCTGGGATGTCTCCTTTGTAGAGATACCCTTGATTTGACTGTATATCTTCAAGCACCTTCAAAGCATCTTGATAGGATTTTATTGTCTCATCAACATCCATAGCGTTGCGGAGAATATTTCTATCGTTTTCTAGTCGCGCAATACTTTCGTTAATACTTGCCGCAGCTTTTTCTTTGTCCCCACCTGATTCTGCGTACCTTGATCTTGCCAAAAATGACGGAAACCCACCACTTTTATCAGCTTGCACAAGTCTTTTATACTCCTCTGCAACAGGTCTAGCCTCTGCCGTATATCCAGCACCAACCCCGTAAGCCTGTGCTCCTTCTCCTGTTCCTACCTTTGTGGGGTCAAACTGTCGGAATAGATACGGAGAGCCGTGGTAGGCAGTTATACCCGCAGGAGCAAACCCCATCGGCCCTGCCATAAGCATATCTGTAAGCCGCGCCATCGCTTGCGGATCTGTAACGCGAAATGGTCTGTTAGGGTCTGCAAATGTCTGCTCTTGTAGTGCCTGGGCTTGCTGTCCTGACTCTACAATTCTTCCCCCGAGCATAGCCGCAGCATCTCTCGGGTTTGTCAGCATATCGTACAGTTGCCGCTTTAGGGCATCTGCTCGACTGTAGATTGTTCCAAGTGGACTAGCCATTTTTAATTCCTGCGTATCTGAGGTCTGTGTTTAGCGTAGAAAACTCGCCGGTTACTCCTGTTGTGTCCAAGTCTGCCGCAACTAGGTTCCTGTAATAGTCCCCGCAGAACGGCGCATCCTTCGGTGTTGTCCGTCTCGTTCCGTGCTCTTGCCTGCCTGTGGTCGCGCAAGTAAAGAATAGTAGACCGCCAGGCTTGAGCATCCGCACCATGTTTCTCAGCGTTTCCTGATATGCAGGGTTGTGCTCGAAACACTCGCAACTACAAACAACGTCGAAACTGTTGTCAGGGAAGTCTAGGTCTTGCCCCGCGCAAACTATGTCTACGCCTGGGCCTTCTCCAAGATCGCAGCCTACATACTCACAGTCTGTGAAGAAGTCTCTAACAGTCCCGTTTATGTTTAGGCTGCCTACTTCCAGCACCCTTTTGTTTCGGAAGAACTCTGGGTATCTGTCTTTTACTGCCGCAACGAAATCCGTTTGCTCTTTATGGCTCATCTACCACTTAACTTTGTCTGCCCAGTACGCCGCGCTCATCTTGCCCTTGGCGATGTTAGCCGCGTGCCTAGCCTTAAATGACTTCCTACGGGCTTTGTCTGATTCCGACTCACCCTTGGTCGCAGGAGAGCCAGAAACGCCCTGTTGCCCGAATCTGATGGTCTTTACCTTGTCGCCTTCTTTTGCGACTACAACATGGCTTTTAGTGGGGTGGTTGGGTGTGCGTTTGGGTTTGTTATATCCCGCAACGCCTATACGCTCGAGCACCTTTGCGGCTTCCCTGACCTTCATTTCTTTGCCCTGGCTCCAGCCATGTTCGCAACAAGTGATGGGTAAGCAGTACCAGTTTTCTTCGCAAAAGCCTTCGCCGCCTTCTTCTGGTTGGGGCTGAGTGCCTTTGGCTTGCCTAGTCCTTTAGGACGGGGTTTCTCGTAAACTTCTTTCATTTGTACACACTCGCTGCTAGGTTGTTGTCTGCGCGTTTCCGTATCAGTTCCGCAATCTCAGGACTGTCCTTCTGCTCCTGAGTTGGGAGGAATAGCGCCCTCTTTCTGTCTAGGCTCCCGTCTGGTTCTACGAGATAGTAGACCGCGATACTGTTTCTTGTGATTCCTTCTGGACAGCGTATAGGGTTTGGTAGCCCGTGCCATTGGCCTTTTGTCTCGAATATCACCGCACGATTGAACTTGCACCAGACCGACTCTGTAAATGTCTCTGGGTCTGACCAGAAACCTAACTCACCGCCCCATTCTGGTTGCCAGCCTGGTGTGAGATAAACGATAAGGTTTAAGTATCTCTGGAGTTCTAGCTTCGGGTGGATGTCATAGTCCAAATGGACGTTTAACTTTCCTCCCCGCGCATGACTGTGTAGACCGCCGCCGTGGAGACCGTAGTCGGGGTATACATTTCCAAACTGCTTGCAGAACTCAGGAGATAACAGAGCCGATATTGCCCTGTAGGTTGCTGGGCCAAAGTGGTTCCAGTTATTACAGGTTTTTTTGATC